ATCAAAGCGTGGCAAAAGAATTCCGGCTCGGAGTCCAAGAACGGTATTGATGCAACCAAGTTTGCATGTCAAGTCATTGGTCATACAACAAAAGGCATCTTCCTCAATGGCGAAGAAGTCCTTGAAGATGGCAAGTCGCTCGGCTTTGCATCTCCAGCCGTACTCAAGATGACTGGTGCTGCACGCGCACTCCCAGATGGTGTTCAAATGTTTTTCGGTCTCGACCCACACGTCGAGTCTGCTGCTCTTGCAATCATTGATGCTGCAGGTTACGGTGACACCGTAGAACAGCAAGAAAACCCCTCGAATCAGTCCTAGAAGAATTAAGCGAAGACACGCGCATTCAGACGGCTGCGCGTCTAGGTGAGGTTTTCGGTACAGACCCAATAAAACTACTCAATTGCTCGTTCGAGGAATGGGTAATTAGGCTTGCTTGTGCTAAAGTTGTTCAAGAAGACCGCGAGGCAGCCGAGAGAAAATCTAACGGCTTCTAGTGTGTCGCAGATATTTATCTAAGGCATAAGAGACTATGGCAGCTGACGAACGCGCAACGATAACTATTGACGTAGACGTCAAAAATCTGAATAGGCTTCAGCAGGTTACCGCTGCGCTTGAAGCAATGGGCGTCGCATCCGAAGTAAACGCCGCTAAGTTCGGCAATCTTACGGGAGCAATGACTGGTCACTCAAGGGCATCAAATAAAGCATCAAAAGATTCACAAAGACTATACGAGAAAATAAGCATACTCGACAAAGTAAGCATGCAATTTACTAAACAAGCGCGAAAGTTGATGCTTGGAGTAATGGCTATGAGCATTGAATTCGGCGTATCTGCTCTCGCCTTGGCCTCAGTCAACGCACTGTTCGTTATAGGAAAAGTTCTTGTAAAGAGCTATCAACTTGCAATGCAGGGACTGGCCGCAGGTCTCGCATCGGTTGGCGTTGCCGCTATTGCCGCCGCCGCTGCGTTTAGCGAAATGCAAACAGCTCAATTCGCATTTAGATACTCGAGCGATTCAACGACTAATTCAATGGATAAATCCTCGCTCGCGCTCAGAGGTTTATACAAGGACACTCAGTTAAACATCTACGGCATGAAAGCTCTTTCTGCAGCATTTGCTGGAGTGAGCAAGAATTCTACGTTTACTGCTGGTTCGCAAAAGATGCTCCAGGGTTTTTCAGATTTTATTGCATCAAGTGGTGACCCAACGAAAGCGATGCAGGCAGCAGCTAATGCTATTGGTTTAATCCAGAAAAAACAAACTGGAACGTCAAAGCAGATGTCCACAGAAGCAATTAATGCAATCAAACAAATAAACCCAGCTTTGGCTGATTTGGCCAAAAAGGGTGGTGGTGGATTTGGCAATAAAGATAAATTTATTGAGGCTTTGCTTGATGGTTCACTTGCAGAAAAATCTGGTGTTGCTGGTGCTGCATCCAATGTTGCCGGAACACTTTTCGCCCAATTCAAAAGCTACCTAACAAGTTCTTTTGTTGAATTAGCAGATGTTGGTAAGCGTGTGCTTGAACCAGTCAAGAAGGCAATGCATGCAATATTTACTAGCTTGACCAAGAATTTTAGACGGATTAGTTCTGACCTTGTAGCTTTTGGTCAAGGACCATTCCTCAAGTCACTCGTTACTGCTGTTGACAAGCTCGGCGAGTTTGCAGTCATGCTTATCAGGAAGGTCCTTCCCACAACTGAGGGTTTCTCTAAAAGGATAAGCGGAATCTTTTATCAGTTACAAAGATATTTTTATCAGGTTACAACATCGTTGGACAAAATGCGTGACGGTGGGACCATTGTTATCAAAACTTTTGGTGAACCAATACTCGAAATATTTAAACAGATTGGTAAAAGTGCTCGAAACATCGGGGAGCTAGCGGTGAAGCACAAGGATAGCTTCCTTAAATTCGGAGAAGCCCTAAAAAATATTGTTGTTGGATTTTTTGATTTATCAAAAACTTTTAAAGAAGCATTTACTGGAGCCTTGCCGGTTATCACAACCGTCCTTAACGCTATTGCAAAAATAGTTTCGGCGGTGAACAAAGTTTTTGGAATGCTAACGGGTCCCAACAACCCAATAGGTTCTGCTATAGGAATATTCGCAATGGGCGGAATGGCGCTTAAAGGTACCAGAGCTGCACAAAGGAAAAGGAGATATTCGGGAAGTGGTGGTGGTGGTATTCCTGGATACAACGAAGTCAGCGAAATGGACTGGGCTGCTAGAGGACTGCCAATGCCCAGCAATGCAAGCGGAGCAGCAACCGCAGCAGGTGGTGGAACATCCCTAAGCGGTGCAATGGCCGTAGCCGCAAGTGCTGCATCAGAAGCTCTAACAACAGGTCTTGCCCCTGGAATAGGTTCTGTTACTGGTGCTTCCAATGCAGCTGCAACAGCATTAAACAAACTCGCAACCACGGCAAGCGGAGCATCAATGAAGGGCGGCATGAAGGGTGGGTCGGTCGATGACTATGGATACATCGAAAAGATGCCTACGCGTTTGCCTGGACAATCACAAGCCGACTACATGCGAGATAGAACAAGATACATAATGAATAATAGGGGCGACGACTTACGTGACCTTGAATCTCGCGGTCCCCTATACGAACCATTGATTGCACCAGATGGACGAGTTGGTAGTGGAGGAGGGAGAACTCCACAAATAAACCGCGGTCAAAGATATGACTCATTTGGATTACCAATTGCTGGGGGCGCAGCGACAACCAGAGAGCAATACAAATCTCAACGGTTTGATATAAGCAAAAAATCAGATGCTTTTGCACGCTTACTGGGTTATAGCGACACTACCGCTGGACGCGCAGCTGACAGCCTGTGGAATTCGCCCGAATTTTTGAACTCTGCAGCTCAAGACAGTATGACCAGAAGTCAAAAATTGATGTCATTTTTACGTCCTAAGGGCAAGAGGGCATCTGACCTATATGCGGAAACTAAAGGTGGTCTGAAATCATTTTTGCCAAACACGGGCGCAACGATGAAAGGTCAGGCTCTACAAGTAAAAGACACCTTAAAGAATTCCCCACAAGCGCTTAAGTCATTTTGGAGAGGTTCTGGTGGCGGGATAACTGGAGCAATGTCAGGTGGCGGCACAACTGGTGCATCTGCGGCCGCTGGTGGAGGTCGAGTGATTAATGCTGGTCCAGGAAGTATCAGGGACATTGGACTGAAGGGGAAGCTTGGATACTTGGGAGGTAGAACCTTATTTGGTCAAGGGTATAAAGGCGGAACCTTCGGTACAGAACTGAAGAATTTGGTCACCGGCAAGAACATGAGAGACCGTTATCAAATGTCTCTAGCTAATCAGCAAGCTGTTTTTGCGAAGAATAATCCAGAAGCCGCTGCAGCAGGCGTAAAGATGCAGGGCAGCAGACTGAAGGCAATGAAGGCTGCAACAAAAGCAAATCTCAGCGGCCTTGGTGGTATGGGTGCAATGGCTGCTGGTTACGCGGCTAGCAGATTTGGCAATGAAGAAAATATGGGCGCTCTGCAAGCTGGTGCTGGAATGATGGCGGTAAATCCGCTTCTTGGTATTGCCACTGCTGGACTAGGAAGCGCAATGTCAGCAAAAACAAAAATGGGTGGTGTTGCTTCCGGTGCTGCCGGTGGCGCGGCACTTGGAATGATGGTTGGTGGACCACTCGGTGCCGCTGCAGGAGCTCTACTAGGTGCGACGTTTGGTTTTTTTAAAGCAAAAGCAAACCAAAGCAAAATGGTTAAAGATGCGGTCAAGAAAATTGGCATGAATCAACTTGCTGGAATAGCTGCGAAAGCTGTTGAAGGAGCGTTGATAGGTACCACAAATCTTGCACGAAAGAAGATGGCGGATACTAGTAAATTAGCCGATGCTTTCAGAGGTGCAAAAACAGAAGAGGAAAGAAAGAAAGTTCTCGCTCAATACTCCACTGGTCCTGGTGCAATTCTTTCCGGCAATACATTAAGCCTTGCAACTGGTAGCAATTACACCTCTACACAAGAACAATTGGATAAAAACGTCGAAGAACAAAAAAAATTAACTCCAATGTTCAACCGTTTCGACGGCGTAATGAAAGCGCTCGGTGGAACCACCAAAATGACGTCTGCCGAAATATTTGATTTGGCAATGCGCAAAAACGTAGACCTGTATGACAGCACCCAGAGCCTTGCTGACATCACCAAGAAGCTCGGTATTGGAATGGCAAAAACAGCCCAGCAGATGAAAGATGCGTTTAAGGACATACGCATTGGTGCTCAGGGTGTGTATAACGAGTACAAAAAAGGAAAAGAGATAAAGGACTCACTGCAGGGTGCGGGAAACACTCTAAGAGGTGGGAATAACTCCGCAGACGCAATGGCTGATTATCTCAATAAATTTGGCGACTATCTAGATTACAAAAAACCCAACTCTCCGCTCTCAAACATTGTCCAAACAATAAAGTCATTTGGTAGTGGCGAGGCTTTTGGTACCGGTGCATACTTCCAAAAAGGAGGGGTTCTGAGTGGTGTAACACAGACCGCAGAAGCACAGGCACTGGGCGCTGATTACACGTCTCAATTAAAAATAGGCGCTGCCGAAACAGTTGCAAATCAACTTGGTTCACAGTTACTGGGAGCAAACATTCAGGGTGTTGACCCAACCTTGTTGCGCAATCAAATCAAAGGTCGAACACTGAACCTTATGAGCACCGTAGAAGCTGGAAGCGCAGCCGGAGCAACAGAAGAACAAAAAACAGCTGCAGCTGCTGCAGCAGCCCAAATAAAACAAATTGAAGAATTTGTGTTGGACCCAACCAAACTTCAGGGCAAGACCGCTGGTCAGGCCACGGATATGCTCAACAAGCTTTTGTATGGTGGTTCGAAAAATTCGCCGTTTGGCAAAGGTCAGCTTTCGCTTGAGAACGTAGCCAAGGATTTAATCGAAGTAAAACTTGATAGGGACCAGTTGGAGAAAGATTTCTCGGCTGCCGTCAGTGCGGCTTTTGCACAAACATTAGATTCGCCAGACTGGTGGAATCAGGCTCCAAACTGGTGGAACTGGAAATTCGACCCTGCCACTGGACAGTTCTCGCCACCAGACACACGGTCCCCACGACGTGGCCGTATAGGCGACACAGGAGCCCCTAGAGCGCTTGGAGCCACAATGTCGGCACATAATGCTATGAACTCAAAACTGACCGGAAAACGCACCGTAACAAGCTCATTCAGAACAAACAACCTAGGTTCTCCAAGTAGCGACCATGCAGCCGGAAGGGCGTATGACCTTACAGGACAGAACCTGGGCCAGTACGCGTCGCTAGCTAAGGCGTCAGGAGGTTTTGCTGAGTTCCACGGTGCCGCTAGTTCCAGGCATCTTCATGTTGTTCCTTCACTTGCACCATCTGGAGATACATCTAGTCCGATGAGTTCCAACATGTCACCTACTGGAACCACGTACAACGGCGGAAACATATCAATTACCATTGTTGAGTCTAAAGATGCCAGAGCAACAGCAAGGGAAGTCGCTAACGAAATTATTGCTATGCAAAAGAACGAAAGAAGGAGAATGTAATCATGGCACTTTCAGTGACAGGGAGACCAGTGGCACAATCGACTTATACCGGAATCAGCTTTAATGCTCTCAAAAGAACAGCTAGGAACGGTTCAGCGTTTCGTGCAATGAATCAAATAAACTCGTTTGTCCGTGGGAAAAAACCGCTTGAATACCTGTTTCTTTATGCTCCGGCATCGTTTACCCATGAGGGCTATGGCGTTAACCTAAACGAAATACAGAGACCATATTTAGCACCAATCGTTGATGTGACTGGTGGTAAAGCACGAAAGGCGAGTTTTCAGTTCATCATTACTGACGCGGATGACTCTTTCTTTACTGCCGTAGATGATGAAATATCCTATGTTCAAGCATTTGCCGACAACGGAATACCGGTCAGTTTTAATTCAGTTCATAAACAATTAGATTCTTCTTTTTGGTACATAGACAACATGACATTTACTCATGCGCGCTCCAACCTAGCTGGCAGAACAGTGAGCGCTCAGTGCGATGTTTCCCTAACAGAGTACCTACCTTCATCAAAAAACTTCATCCAACTCCCAAGGTTTAAGTATGGGAATATTACTCAGATAACTAAGAAAAAGATTACGACTCCAGGAGTGGACCCGGACGACATTGCGGCAGCGCTTAAAGGATAAACACTTACGATGTTTCCTGATTATCCAACTGCTGACGAAGCAAAAATAAGTGCGTCATATATTCTTGCTTATGGAAATATAAATCTTCGCACCCGTCCATTGTCTCTTCTTGTCAGCGGAAAAGTTGACGCATCTTTTTGCTTCCTTCACCCGACAGTTTTTGATGATGGTACTCCGATATTTGCTTTAATACCGCAAGTATCGGATGACGGAAGAAAATTGACTCAAAAACAAGCCATAGATTTGTATCAAATTTCTAATAGGCATTTCGGCAAATTTGCATTTAAGGTAGCCGGAAAACCACCGGTACACCCAGCGCGTCTATATCAGAACGTTCTCATTGCCAGAGAACTCGCTATTTTGAAATCTCAAAAAGCGGCAGGAATAGTAGCCGGAGACGCATACTTTCCAGTATCTCTCAATCCAGACGAGAACAAACGAAATCTCAGCGGAATACTGCAAGTAACAGATTTATTTGGAGCAGCCCAAAAGTATTTCGAGGAAAACTTATTCGAGGTAACAGTTGACTACAAGATGGACATGGGCTCAGAAGTCACGTTCAAGGTCATGGATAATGGCTACAACATGATGGATAAAAACTATTTTGTGGTACGAAGGGACATCACCTACAGAGGACGCAATTACGAAATAGCCGCTGTTAATTCCGGACCCGGGGAGGGTGGTTCACCAATAATCAGTGTTTCTGCCAGAAATAAAGGGATACAGCAAATGCGCAGAGATAAACTTCCGAGAACGATAAGCGGTGGAACGGCCTACGAATACGCAGCCGCAGCTGCCAAAAAATTTGGTATGGGGTTTATTGGTCAGAAAACAAACACGGTCCACTCCACATTTAAGTCGGGTGGTTCAAATAACAATAAATCAACATGGGATGTTTTGAAAGACCAAGCGCAGGGCAATCAATATGTGGTTTTCGAAATTGACAACATTCTAATATTTGGTTCTCATCAGTGGCTAATGTGGAAATTTGGGAACTGGATGAAGGGGGGGAAGAGGTTTGTTCCATTATTATATGTACCAGGATTTACTGGAGAGGATTTAAGTAAAGTACTCATTGATTCGGACGATACCTCGAACATTTTTCAACTCGAAAAATGGCACACTTTCAATACTGACGACCAAGACCCTATGGCTGCCACGGGAAGCTGCAGTGTATTAATGCCAAACGGTGGTGCCTTGAGGCCAGGAATGACGGCCGTATGCGGACCATACCCTGACTATTTCTATGGTGGCTACATAATCACAGACGTGAACTATACTGAAGGTTCTCCAGGCCCAGCAAGTGTCTCATTTAGAACGCCAGAAGAACCCCGAAATCAAAAAGGGCTCCCAATCAAGCCAAGAACAGGTAGCAAGCCAGCAATCCCAATCCCGGTTGGAAGCGTATCCGTAGTTGCGGTGTAGGACAATCATGACTTTTTATGACCACATAGACGATTTTAGCAACCCGGTTAAGGGTAACGCTGGCGCAAAACGTCCTGTAGGGCTGTATCTGGGTAAGGTCGTTCGTGTTTCTGGGGGGATATTTATATCCATACCAACGCTTGCTCCTGGTAGTACTTTTGGCCCCTGTAAAACATTTGGAAGTTACCCAGTGATTGGTCAATCTATTTTATGTGGATTCCTTGACGGTAAATTTGAAGAACCTGTCGTAATAGGTAAATCTACTCAGTCAAAAGTCTTGAAAGATGTAGATACTCCAGTCGACAGCACCGATGGAAGTAATAAACTATATGTGGACACTCAGATAGCAAACCTGCTTTCTTATGTAAATACGCAGCTAGCGACAAAGGCGAACAACGGTCATGGACACTCTTAAACTCCCAATAGTATTTGATAAGGGTAGGGTTGGTTTGTTGCAGGAAAATACCCGTGATTACTATAACCAGGCCGTAGCTATTGCGTGCCGAATCGAAAAGGGCGAGTTGGCTCTTGAGCCAACATATGGTGTAAAAGATTCTACTTTTGAAACATTTAGGAAATCCGAGCTAAATTACACGCTTTCAACATTCTGGCCAGAAATTCGAATAGTAAAACTTGAACAAGACAGGCCTGATAAAAACGGCTCATCTCGTTTGCTTATCGATTTTGCTTTTGAGGGAGAGTAATCATGGCATCTCCGGATTTTTCGAACTACATCGACCTAACAGTAAACGACAAGCAACCAGATGAGATATACAACGAGGCTGTTGATTATGCAAAAATAGCATTGCCCGAGTTTTCTCCTCGCTCCGGAACGGTTGAGGATGCAGTTTTGCAATCAACAGCGTACATGGCTGGCGTTACATCTGGAGCGATAAACCGACTTCCGAATGGCCTCATGGAAGGAATAATGAGGTTAATCGGTGTTGTTAGAAAAGAAGCAACATTCGGTTCTGTGGATGTTGAATTTACCCTTAGCGGTGATGGACTAACGGTTCCAGCTGAAACAATTGTTTACTTCCAAACGACGGATGGAGACATAACGGTTCAATATCCATTTATTCTATCGGCCGATACAACTGCTGTTAGTAGTGAGTCGACAGTAACCGCCACCCTAACATCCCAAATCGGTGGAATCCTGCCAACAATGGACATCGGAACAATTCTTAGTTTGTCGCAAGCAAATACTGTTGTTCTGTCGGCAGCGACCGCGTCGAACGTAACGCAGGGAGCAAGAGCAGAAACCGAAGCCGAATATTTTGAAAGGGCAACTACTTACTTGGAATCGCTTTCCTCCTGTCTCGCCACGGCCAAACAGGTTGAGAACTATATTCTTGCAAACTATTCCGAAGTATATAGATGCAAGGTTTACGATTTAACACAAGCGATTACCTACGAAGCACCCGCGAGTGCCGTAAATGCTGAAAAATCCGGATACTCAACAACCGTTCTTGCGGATTCCGATTTCGTCATAGCTCTCTATCAGCTCGACTCTCAGATAGTTAGAGCCGTGACTCCTTCATTGTCTCTCTCTAGTTATGAATCAACAATTCCTTCTGGACATTACATTGGAGCATCGGTTGGGGCTTCGGCTGGAAGCTCTTCGGTTGCTTACTCAGATTCAGCATCCGTGCTCGGGCAATATGGTCCTATAAGCCTTATTGCACTTGAATCGCTGCTTCTCGCAGACGTAGGCGACAACCCAGGGCATTTTGTTATCTTCATGTGCGACCAGGACGGAATGCCGGTTCTATCCAGTATTAAAAATGAGATTTACACTGATGTGGCTGAAAAAATCACAGCCGGTTTAACCTTTAAGATATTAGACGCATTTCCAGTGGACATCGATTTCACTGTAACTATTTCTGTTGATGCAGAGTTCGGAGCGAGCACTGTTGCCACATCGCTAGCCGCAG